CAGCAGCGACAAGTAAATTTTTAGTTACATTTAATGTAAGTGCAAATGCAAATCAAAACCAAAGAGGTGGTATTAAAGTAGTAAGAAAAATAGGTAGTGGTTCTTTTAGTGATTTTGATTTACCAGATTTTAGTGCTGGTTCTTTAGGTGGTGCAACTACTTCTCAAGGAAGTAGAAAACTTGCTCATGCTATCTTTGATGGTGGTGGTTCAAATATTCCAATCGCACCAGTTTCAATGACTTTACTTGACAATCCAAATACAACATCTGCTGTAACTTACAAGGTTCAAGGTATGGTAGAGGGGTCAAGTTACATTTATATTAATACTTTTCAAACATTTACTGATGCAAATACAGTATTTGCACCTATTTCAACACTAACTGTTATGGAAGTTGCTGGTTAATCTTAAACACATTTTCCTTATAAATACTTAAAAAGGATTGTGTAATGGCACTCATTGAAAATATATTTATTGACCAAGACGCTGATTTTTCAAAAACAATCACAGCAAAAGATTCTACTGGAACAGTAATAAATCTCTCTGGGTTTTCAGTTGCAGCTATGTTGAGAAAAAATCATCTCTCATCTACTTCAGTAAGTTTTACTGCAAGTGTAGCAAGTGCATCTGATGGAACAATTACAATAACACTTACCGACACACAAACAGCAGCATTAGAGGCTGGTCGTTTTGTCTATGATGTTGTCATAACATCTAGTGGTGGACTAAAGACAAGAGTCGTTGAGGGTCAAGCAACAGTCAATCCTAGTGTAACAAGGTAGAACAACATGGCAATTCCTTCAACAAAAGCAACTTTCAAAGAATATTGTTTGAGAAGTTTAGGTAAACCAGTTATTGATATAAATGTTGATGATGACCAAGTAGATGATAGAATAGATGAAGCACTACAATATTTTGCACAATATCATTATGATGGTGTAGAAAGAGTTTATCTAAAACACGCAATCACTCAAACAGAAATAGATAGAGCTGCAACTAATTCATCTGAAAGTGCAACTGATAAAATAGATAATTCTATAAGTGCAACATGGTTAGAGGGGAAAGGTTTTATTCCAGTACCAGACACAATTGTATCAGTCATAAAAGTTTTTGATTTCACAGATAAAAATACAACTAATATGTTTGATATTCGTTATCAACTTCGTCTAAATGATTTATATGATTTTTCAAGTGAGTCAATTATTCACTATCATATGACCAGACAACACTTAGATTTTCTTGACCATATTCTTGTCGGTGAAAAACCAATAAGATTTAATCAACATCAAAATCGTTTATACATAGATATGGATTGGAAAAATGATTTAGCAGCTGGTGAATTTCTTATTATTGAGGCATATAGAAAATTAAATCCAAATACATTGACAGATATATATGACGATATATTTTTAAAAAGATATGCGACTGCATTAATCAAAAGACAATGGGGTGCAAACCTATCTAAGTTTGAAGGTGTACAAATGTTAGGTGGAGTAACACTTAATGGTGCAAAGATTTTTGAAGAAGCACAATCAGACATAGAAAAATTAGAAGAACAAATACAACTTGCATATGAGTTACCACCAGACTATATGATGGGATAAGTTATGGCAACAAACGTATATTTCAATACTGGGACTCAATCTGAACAAAATCTTTATGAAGATTTGATGATTGAACAACTCAAAATTTATGGACAAGATGTTTTTTACATTCCAAGAACATTAGTTAAGGAAGATGAACTTCTTGGTGAAGATGTTTTGTCTAAGTTTGGAGATGCGTATCAAGTTGAAATGTATTTTGAAAATGTAGAGGGATATGAGGGTGAGAAAGAAATCATGTCCAAGTTTGGTTTACAAATGAATGAAGATGTAACTTTTGTTGTATCAAGAAGAAGATTTGAACAACTTGTTTCTACTGATAGTAATTTAATTGTAAAGTCAAGACCTAATGAGGGTGATTTAATTTACTTTGATAAAGTAAAGAAAATGTTTGAAATATCTTTTGTAGACCATGATGACCCTTTCTATCAAGTACACAATATTCCAGCGTTTAAATTAAAATGTAAAACCTTTCAATACTCTGGTGAGGATTTGGATACTGGTATTGCAGAGATTGATGCAATTGAAGATGCAAATACTCTGGATATGTTACAACACCAGTTAACACTTGAAGATGGTACTGGACAAGTGTTATTAGAAAATGGTGACTATATAATACAAGAGAGTTTTGTTGTTGATACAATTGATGAAAACGCAATGAATGATTTCTTTGATAAACAAGATGACACGATATTAGATTTTACAGAATCTAATCCATTCGGTGATATAGGGAAAGTAGGATAATATGTTAGGACAACAATTTTACCATGAAACAATGCGAAAGGTTGTAGTAGCCTTTGGAACGATTTTTAATAATATAAATATTGTTAGAACAAATAGTTCTGGTGAAGTAACGCAAAGTATGAAAGTTCCACTTGCATACGGCCCAAAACAAAAGTTTTTAACAAGATTAAGAGAAGATGCAAGTCTTACAAAAAAGGTTGCACTTACTTTACCAAGAATAGGTTTTGAGATATCTGGGATATCTTATGATGCATCTAGAAAACTTAATTCAATACAAAAATTAAAAAAAGTAAATTCTTCATCTGATGGGAAAACCATGAGTTCACAATTTATGCCTGTTCCATACAATATGGATTTTTCGTTAGTAGTAATGGCGAAGAACTCTGATGATGCGTTACAGATAGTTGAACAAATACTTCCATTCTTTCAACCAGATTATACAATTACATTAAACGATAATACTGCAATGGGAACAACAAGAGATGTTCCTATAGTTTTAAATAGTGTTTCGTATGAAGATAGTTATGATGGTGATTTTACAGAGAGAAGAGTAATCATGTATACTCTTTCTTTTACATCTAAGTTTTATCTATATGGCCCAGTTACAGACCAGAAAGTTATTAAGTCAGTACAAGTTGACCAGTATACAGATGTCCAAGTCAATGCACCTAAGAGAGAACAAAGATACACGGTTGCACCATCACCATCTAGTGCAGATGCAGATGACAACTTTGGATTTAACGAAACTACGTCATTCTTCCAAGATGCACAAAATTTTAATGAGGTAACTGGTGAGGATGATGATGACTCCTAAATACTAAAAAGGAATAAACATGGCAATCAGAAAAATAAATAGTCGTTCAATTGAAGATGGTTCAATCGCAACAGCAGACATAGCGAATAACGCAGTAACAGATGCAAAGTTTGCTGGTACTGGTGGTGTTGGTTTTTTTATCGGTGAAAATGGTGCAACAAGAGGTGATGCAACAAATGGTAAAGGTGATATCTTTCGTGTAAATGAATCAGTTTTAAATACTAGTGTAACTATCGCATCTGGTGATAATGCATCTTGCGCTGGCCCATTAGAGGTATCAAGTTCTGGTACAGTAAATTTAACAGTATTAGGTAATCTTACAATAATTTAGGAAAACAAAATGGCAGGAACACTAACAGTAGATAACGCAAATACCGATACTATAGCTGGTAAAAGTAACGCAAATAATATGACTATAAATGCTGGTAACATCACTATAAAAGGTGAGGGTTCTGCTACAACTAATTTACAACAAGGATTAGCAAAATCGTTTTTAGCTTATAAGGGTAATACTACTAATGCTATATATGATAGTATTAATATAAGTAGTGTAACAGATGTTACTACTGGAAAACAAACTCCATTTTTTACTAACAACTTTAATGGTGCTAATGATTATGCACTTGCTGGTTTTTGTCAACAAGATACTGGCGGTGGTGGAAGAGTTTTATCTGGAATAGGTTCTCCAGCAACAAATAATCGACCATATAATTCAGTAAATGTAGGCAACGCTCTTACAGATTTAGAATGGGTAAATCTAAGTTTTCATGGAGATTTAGCATAATGGCATCAACACTCAAAGTACAAAATATCGCACATACTGGTGGTACTACTGCTATGACAGTTGACAGTAGTGGTAAAGTAACACAGCCACAATTACCTTTCTTTCATGTTCAACACCCAGTAGTGGGTTCTTCAACTTCTGTTAATGGTCATATTACTTTTCCAACTGTAATTACAAATCAAGGTAATCATTGGAATACAAGTGGTAATTACTTTCTTGCACCAGTAACTGGAATTTATCAATTTAATTTTACTGGAATAGGTAGTGGTTCAAGTGCTGGAGTTGTAGCGAATGGAGGAGAGGTACAAGTAACCTTACAAGTATCGACAGATAATGGTGGAAGTTATACAGATTCAATATATGGTGCTTATTTTTACTTTTATGGTGGAGGTTCAAGTGGATTGCCACATATAAGTTTTGGCTCTTCTATCCTTTTAAGTGCTAATAATCGTGTTAGAATAAATGCAAATAAAGGTTATGTATTTACTGGTTCTGTAGCTAATAAATATGTTCCAGCTTTAACTGGACATCTGATAGGATAAAAAAAATGAGTACATTATTTGTAAATAATATTAGTCATACAAACGATACA